CCAGGGCGATGATTGAGGCGATAGAGAGGGCCATGCCGTCTATTTCCGCGTCCACGACAGCCGGGTGCGACCTAAGGGAGTTGTAAATGGCCAGCCCGTCAAAGACCGACCCCCCGGGCGAATTGATATGCAAAAGAATGGAAGAGACCGGCCCCGCCTTTTTCAGTTCATCCGCAAACTGCTTCGCGCTGATGGAATCTCCCCAGCCTTCGCCGATGTCGCCATAGAGCCATATCTCGGCGGTTTTGTTTTTAGCCTGAATTTTAAGGGCCATGCCTTACTAAGCCTCCTCTTCTTCCGCCGGGTCCACGGCTTCAACCTTGTCAACCGGAACCATCTGCATCTGCACATGGTGCTTGTCTCCGCCTTCGATCGGCGGCAAGTCCTCCCAGCTTCGGCATTCGTTTATGCTGAAAATTCCATTGGTCACTCCCCCCTTGTAAAACTCCATCCGGCTCTTGTTATCGCCGCGCAAAAGGCCGCGCTCATTAATTTTCGAGTAAAAACCGTCGGCCTGGCCGTTTAAAAGTTTGTAATCGGCCTCTTCTTCCAGCTTTTTGCACCACGCCATCAAGGCGTCGCTGACGAACTCCTGCGATTGATGCTCTATGTTGCTGAAAGTGGCGTGCTGCAGATCGGCCAACTTATGGAGCGGAACGCCGAACCAGCGGGCTATCTCTCCCACCTGGAATTGCCGGCTTTGAAGGAACTGCGCGTCTCCCGGCTTCATCGTGATAGGCGTGAACTTCATGCCCTCTTCAAGAACTATGGGCTTGCCGGCGTTTTCCGGGCCGCCGAAGCGGGTTTTGAACTGGTCCCTCAACCGCAGCAGGGCCTCCGGAGACAGTTGGGCCGGATGCTCAAGAACCCCAGCCGGGATAGCCTGGTTTTCAAACAGGCCGGCATTAAAATTCTCAGCCGCAATTCCGGCCGCAATGCCTTTAGCCGCATGCCCGACAACGCTTTCACCCACAAGCCCGTCCCCAAGCCCTATAAGGTGAAAAACGGATTCCGGCCGCAGCGTTATCTTTTCCCCTGTTGCGCCGGTGTGTTCATAAACGATCCGGCCGCTCTCATCCCGAATCACGCGCACCCGGCTTGGCGCAAGCCTCCATAGGGCAATCGCCGTTCCGGCGCGGTTTCTTTCAATTTCGGCATAGCCGTTTCCCCATAGAAGGGCATCACGGACAATGGTCTCCTTGAAAACCATGGCCCCCATTTCCGGGCAGGGGCGAAGATGGAGAAGTTTATGGGCCGGATGCTCCCGCCTTATTTCCCGGTCTCGATAAACCGACCAGGGCATAAAGCCGATGGTCTGGGAAATGATGGCCGTAGCGCGGAATACGGCCGAAAACGTCTTGGCCGTGTCGGGCGTAACCAAAACGCCGGCCCGATACGCGAAAGGCCTCGTAAAAATGTCATTCGGCCCTTCTTCCGCCGTTTTCTTTCTGTTGAAAAAAGAAAATAAGCCCATCAATGCACCCTACAAAGCCGCGAATCCGCGCGATTCATAAACGCTTGGGGCAGTCTCGGCGGCCTCCGGCCCCGCCGCCCCGTTCAAGGCCATGGCCAGGGCCACAATGCCGTCAATGCGGCCGGTGGATTTCAGCTTGTCGAATTTGCGGTTCCCGGCCGGGTCCGACTGCGCCTTGACGTTGGCCGCGCACATGGTCAGGACCGGGTGGTTGCCGTGTTCAATCCGACCTTCCAGAAGCAGGTCTTCCAATATTTCGACCGCCGGGTTCATGTCCCGGAAGCCTTGGCCATGGGGAATGAGCCTGAACCCGCCGGCAACCGGCTCGTCCTTGCCGTCAATCCAGGCATCCACCCCTTCAGCCAGAAGGGCGCGTTGAAAGTCGTCAATCTTCCAACGGTCAAACTTGACGCCCTCTATTTTCATGCGGCCATGGATTGCGGCCACCTGCCGGGCCATGAAGGCGTAGTCGATGGTCCGGCCCGGCGTGGCCGTCAAATGCCCCTGCCGAGCCCAAAGGTCATAAGGCACCCGGTCCCGATCCGACCGTTCCCTGATGTTGTCGCCAGGGGTCCAGAAGTAGGGCAGCACAGCCCAGCGCCCCTCCGGCGCCCTGGTCACGAAAACCAGGGCCGTCAGGTCGTTCTTGGCCGAAAGGTCCAGCCCGCCCCAGCAGGGCTGGTCATGGAACAGGTCAAGGTCCGGCTCGGCCTCGTTGGCCTTCCAAACATCCGGCGTGATAAGCCTGGCTTCGGCGCTTATTCGCTGGTTCAGGTACAGATTTCGGAACGCCGCTTCTTGGCCGGGCATCCGTTTTGCCTTCTTGGCAAAATCCCGCATTTCGTCCAGGCTGCGGAAATCATTCAAGGCCGGATTCGCCAAATACCAGTTGTTTTCATCCCAAATGTCGGCTTCCTGAGGCACCTCAAAAATAAACGCTTTAAACGCCTCGTCTTCTATTTCGCCAGCGTTGATTTTTTTGCCCTGGTCCACCAGTTCGCTCATCAAGGCCGTGTCGCTGTCGGCTTGGGTGCTGATTACCCATGACAGCGGTTCGGCGTGAGAGCCAACGGAGGTCATCATGATGTCATAGAGGCTGCGGTCCCGGCCGAACTGGGCCAGCTCATCAAATATTACGAGGTTAGCGCCCTTCCCATGTTTTGACCGGCGCTCGGCAGACAGAGCCTTGTAAACCGAACCGCTGACCGAATCCGTGATTGTTTTCAGGCTATGAGCGATATTCAGACGGGCTGACAGCTCATCGTCTTGCCCTATCATGTCGGCCATGAACTTAAAGACCTGGGCCGCCTGCTCCTGGTCAAAAGCCACACTGTAAAGCTGGCCATTTTTAACGGCCACTGGCCCGCAAAGGTGAGCAAGACACAAAACGGCTATGAGAGCGGTTTTCCCGTTTTTTCTGGCCAAAGTCAGAAGAGCCTGCCGAACTTGCCGCCGCCCGTCCGGGCGAAGAGGATCATAAACCCCCCGAATAAACTCTTTTTGCCACTCTCGGATAGACACAGGCTGGCCGACAAGCGCCCCGCCCGGGACTTTCAGGGTTTCAGCAAAAGCGATTATGCGGTCAGAGGGTTTCATGGGTTCCATTCATGATTTGGATCTCTTGGCGTCCCGTCAGCATTACAGCCTTTCAGCCGCTCACCGGCGGCCGTCTTTTGGCTGTGGCACCTTTGGCAGCAACTGGCCAGATTCTCCAAGGCCCACGGGTCGCCCCCGCTGAACATAAGATGAGCGCGGACGCTCCTGGCCTCCGGTACCCCGGTGCGGCTGGCCTTGGCTGTGGCCCGGTGGGTCTCTCTGGCCGATGCACCGATCTTGAGTTGGCGGGACAACATGCTGACCAGCTTGGCCTGCTCCCGCCATTGGGTCTGGCACAAGAGGGCCATTTTGGCGTCATTGACCTTCAGGGCTTCGGCCTTCTGCCGCCTCAAATCGTCCCGGTCTGTAACAGCCTGGCAGAGCTGGATCAGGAGCCCAGCGTCGTCCTCCCGGTAGAAGCCCGGTTCCTTGGCTTTGACCCGGCGGTTCCACTCGGCTTGTTCGGCCGGCCCCAGACCCCGGCCAGCCGGCGACAACCAGGCCGATTGCGCTTGCTTCCGGCCGCTTCCCCGGCTATTTGCCGCCTTCGGACCTCTTTTGCCCATGATTTTCTCCAAAACTCAACGCGAAGGGGGGCGGGCGGTCTTGGGGTGACGCTCATCCAGAGATTTTGCCCCCCCCTACCCCGTTGCTTGGGCTCGGCCGGTCGTCGAGCCTGCGCTGGCTGGCTTACCCGCCTTTGGGCTCTCTCCCAAGCCGGTCCCGCTGTGACCCCGCGCGATAAAAGTATACCCCCCGAAAAATGGCAAAATACGCGGGTGATACGCAGATGACATTCATTTGATACACGTTTGACCCTCATTTGGGTCTTGACAGGTTTTCTGAATCTAATTTTTTAGTTGAATGTGGGCGCAAAAAAACCGCTCAAAGGCGGCCTAAAAATGGGGAAAATGGGGCGGGTAAAGTCAGGCGGTAGGTCGGTCGGGTGAGTTGACGTAGCTTTCAGCCCAGGCGGCCAAGCTCTGTTGAGTGGTCACCCAAGCCCCGGATTCTTCTTTCCGGGCGGGGAAGTCACGGCGCTTGAGATATTCACTCCTGAGCCTTCTTAGGGAAACACCCAGAGCGTTGGCCATATTGTGTAGCCCGGTAATCATTATAGGCGCTTGCGGGGCAGGCTCATTCATGGCTTAATTATATATAATCATGCGGGATTGTCAATTTTCCTTCAGAGGGATAAAGACAGACTTCCCTGTGGGTAGAAGGCTTTATGGCTCAGAGGTGTGTTCTGGAGGGGCTGGAAGGGAGGCATCCCCGCCTAAGAAGCGGGTGGCTGGTCAGAGATTTTTATATCATCGGCAAATAGCGCCTCGGCCTTAATCCGTTGAATAATTTTCTTGGCTTCGTCGTAAAGTTTTATATGTAAGTCATCTTGCTGCTTTAAGGTACTCATTAAGCCACGTTTTAAACCGCTACCACTACCGCCTTTTTTTAATGTTTCAAGAGTCTTGTTAACTCCATCAATTTCCGCCCCAATTGCACAATAGCCTCGCCATGCAGAACTTCCAAAGATTTCTTTTTTTAGCCAATTAGCCCGGCCTTCATTATCATTGGGCATTTTACTCAAAGACCTAAGGAGACCAACGTACAGAAAGGCGGATTGGGTAATGAGAGTTTTTTCTAAGGTATTATCATTCCGTTCCAACGCACGAAGAACCTCAGTAATATTGTTATATAAGCGAAAGCCTGAGAAGGCGGCTACCATTGCTTCAAGTTGAGCCCATTCCCAATAAGCCTCTTTTACATTTTCAATCTCGCTTATTATACTAAAATAACGTGGCATGATGGGGGCAGACAGGGGCAGCCCAGGTAGCGCAAGTTTCAACAAAGGCTTCATAATCACGCGGTATTTCTTAAAAATATTAGCTCGCCCCGCTCGGCCTAGGCTTTGCAATTCTTCAAGCTTTAGAGGGCACTGGCCGAGGGTTGTAACCCAGAAATCCGGATCGCTCGCTTTTTTCAGGGGGTTATGAATTTTGAACAGCCAGATTTTCAAATAGTCCAAGTGGGCACGGTGAATGTGTCCAGCAGCTTTTTGAATATTTCCCAGCCGTCCAGGCCACTTTTTATCTTTAAAGACCGCTATGCATAGATGATTAAGGGCATGCTGATATTCTAAAGCGGATTCATACGGGAAATCTTGTTGGAAGTCGGATCTTGAGCGCGAAAACTCATCGACTTCCACCTCCAGCTCTTTGACTGCGTCATCCATATTGCCCCTCTAAAATTTTAAAATTTTACGACAGGTCGCAATATAACATCTTTATTTAACAAAACTAACTTGTGGGGAACGCTCCCCGAAACACAGTTTCCAGAGGTGCCCATATTATTATTCGCCGCGATAGAAATTAAACATTCTGCCCTGGCGAATAGCCTTATCAAGCGGGGTATCGTCATCACAATCGCGCACATCAAGATGTTCCATGTCGCAGACATGACCGCGAACATGAGCGAGACGACTCAGCTTAGAATCTTTAGATTCAGAGCGCATGGTCGGAGAGCCGTTTCCTTGCAGAAGGTCCGGCGGTAAGTCGGGTAACCTCATTTTTTGCATCTCGCTTCCTTGTTGTTTGGGTTACGGCCATGCCCATAGGCCGCACGGAAAGTATGCCTGGTAAGAAAAAAACAGGCTTAAGCCTGCTTGTTTTATCATCGCGTCTATAGATGCTGGCCAGCAATTGCAAGACTGACATCTTTTTGGCTGGCTCCAAGAATCATTTTGACAGACCGTAAAGATTGAATATCCCTCGTAATCTTTATATCTGCTTGGATTCTAGGAAAGTTTTCAGGAGCCGGAGAGGCTTGACAGACTCTATCCGGCGGCCCAGCGTTCCCAGTGGTTTGTAATATAGCACAATCTACCACCAAGTTCGCAACTTTTTTTTGCGGAAAATGTACGCATAGAATTGGGGCTCACCTCAATTTCCTGCGCCACTCCCACGGCGCAACCGCCTCTGCCGCGAGGGCGTTGCACGGCATGAAGCAGGATTTGCGAAATAAAATATTGATTTTATTGTATAAACATGATATATTGGGGTATATTTATAAATTATGAGGTGCTTCATGG